GACCTGACCGACGGTGCGACCAACTCGAGCGAACTGGTCATGACGCTGGCGACAAGCGAGGTCATCTATCGGACGATTTACTTTAGCAGGCAGGATCACTGATGATCGACGCAGCCAAAATGGTCGAAGCGCACCTGGCGAGCATGGGTGAGCAACGCGAGCCGCAGAGCGGTGATGATCAGCGGATCCTCGAGCCGAACGCAGACCGGACGCACGTTGCTATGCCGCGTGTTCGCCTGTACGTGGCACAGCCGCGGAGCGCATCATGAACTTTGACCCAAAGCGCGCTGCCGAGGCGGAACTCTTTACCGTCGACTTCGGGCCGAGGTTGGCGCCGGGCGTCACGATCTCGTCGCCGATTACACCTGTCGACGGGGCTGACCCCGCCGCTGCGAGCATGATCATCGGCAGCGCATCGCTGAGCGGTAGCACGTCGAGCCAGATCATCGGCGGCGGCGTGCCTGGCATCCGATATGCGCCGATCTGCACTGTACAGGCAAGCGACGGGCAAACGCTCGTTGAGCCGCAGTATGGGCAAGGCTACCTCGATATCACGCTGTAATGCCGGCGCGCCCTAAATCGATCTGCCGCGCACCAGGTTGCGGCAAGACGATCCCTGCGCCCGGCTACTGCGACACCCACAAGCGAGCAGTCCAAAAGTGCCAGGACGAACGGCGCGGCACAGCCTATGAACGCGGGTATGACAACAAGTGGCAGAAGGCGCGGGTCTGCTACCTGCGCAAGCATCCGCTGTGCGTCAACTGCGAACTGAATAAACGGCTGACTGCTGCCAACGTGGTCGACCACATCGAGCCGCACCGGCTCAAGGAAGCGATGGACAGTGGCGACTCGCACCGCATCGCACGTGCGCGCTATCTGTTCTGGGATGCCGACAACAACTGGGCGAGCCTGTGCGAGACGTGCCACAACACGGTGGCTCAAGCATGCGAGCGTACCGGTAGGCCGAAGCCTTGGGCCAAGCGATAAATGCTGCGCTGCCGCGCCACAGTGCGGAGTGCCAGAAAAACCGGCCGGAGACAACTCGGCATTGTGCGACGCACATAAGGACAAGTAATGAACTGGAATCGCATCAAGTGCGCATTGCTTGGGCATGACTTGGTTCACGTGCGGAAGCGCGGCTACATGAAATTTGGCATTGGCGCACCTAGCAAGTGCAGGCGCTGCGGCTACGAATGGGAGGGCCTTAAGTACCCGCCGATGCCACCCAGGCCAAGGCGCCAGATCATCCAGGCAAACAAGATGCCGGCCGAACCGATCGTCACCAACCTCGTTCGAATCGCTGACTTCAGTTACCACGCGCAGGACGGATCGCTCCAACGGGTCAGTCTGCGTAAAGAGGGCGCCGAGGCGCCTGTTCTGACGGTCAATGGCGTTGATCATCGGATGGGCTGGTTGAAGGGCTGAGTCAGTGCCGCGCAGGATCGGTTTAAACGCGTTTTGAGCCGATCTGAAAAGCGGACGTCTCAGCATTCGTGCGGCTTGCCGATAGTTGAGCCAGGGCCATCCTGGCGCCGCCTCGGGGCATCGCCGAAGGGGTGGGGGTCGCAATCCTTGGCGCCTTCCGCGCTAAAGACCGGCCATGCAGCCTTTTTTTTACACCCGCGAAATTAAAAATCCAAAAGGTAGCCTATGGGCGGTATTGCAACGGTGGCCGGCCGAGGCCGGAAGCCGAAGCCGACCGCCAGGAAAAAGGCCGCCGGGAACCCCGGCAAGCGCGCAATCAACAACGACGAGCCGGATTTCGGGCTGGTCACGAATATCGACGCGCCAGCGTGGATCACGGGCGAGGCGCGCGACATGTGGGGGAGGGTGGCTCCGCCGCTGCTGAAGCAGAAGGTTCTGCAGGTCACCGACCTCCACAACGTCGAAGCGTTTTGCATGGCCTACGGCACCTGGCGCGCTGCCGCGGCCGACGTTGCCAAGAATGGCGTTGTCGTTCCCGGTGCGACAGGCGGCCCGATCAAGAACCCAGCCCTGACCGCACTGAACGAAGCGGCAAAGCAGATGGTCACCTTCGGCTCGATGCTGGGTCTGGACCCGGCGAGCCGGCAGCGCTTAGTCGGCGGCGGCAACAAGAAGCCGGACAACCCGTTCGGGAAGCTGATAAATGGCTAAAGAAAAAAAATATCCACGGGTTGAGCAGGCAAACAAGTACGCACGTGACATCGCGGCCGGTCGAATCCCGGCGTGCCGATGGGTGAAGCTTGCGTGCCAACGCCACCTGGACGATATGGCAGCCAGTAAAAGCGCCAGTTACCCCTACAAATTCGATGCTGCTGAGGCAGAGAGGAAGCTGCAGCTGATCGAGCTGATGCCTCACACGAAAGGCGAGTGGGGCTTCAAACGACAGCTGGTAACCCTGGAGCCCTGGCAAAAGTTTGGCCTGGCGTGCACATTCGGCTGGAAGCACAAGAAAAAGCCCTGCTATCGCCGGTTTCGCGAGAGCTACTGGGAGGTTTCCCGGAAAAACGGGAAGTCGGTGATTGCTGCCGGCGTTGGCATCAGCATGTTCGTGCTCGACGGTGAGTTTGGCGCCGAGGTCTACTCCGGCGCGACGACCGAGAAGCAGGCCTGGGAGGTTTTCCGGCCGGCGCGCCTGATGGTCAAGCGCACGCCAATGCTGATTGAGGCCGCGGGCATCGAGGTCAACGCCTCAAACATGAACCTGCCCGAGGATGGCAGCCGTTTCGAGCCGCTGATCGGCAATCCGGGCGATGGCGCCTCGCCATCCTGCGCGATCATCGATGAGTACCACGAGCACGACTCGGCTGCTCTGTACGAAACCATGCTGACCGGTATGGGGGCGCGGCGCCAGCCACTGGTCCTGATCATTACGACCGCCGGCGCGAACATCGAGGGGCCCTGCTACGACAAGCGGCGCCAGGTGATCGAAATGCTGGACGGCGCGGTGCCTGACGACGAATTGTTCGGCTGGATTTTCACGATCGACGAAGAGGACGACTGGACGAATCCGGAGGTGCTGGTCAAGGCCAACCCCAACATGGGCGTTTCGGTCTATCGGGAGTATCTGGAGAGCCAGCAGCAGAAGGCAATTCGTAGTGCGCGCTTCACCAACACGTTCAAGACCAAGCACTTGAACGTGTGGACGTCGGCAAAAACCGGCTTCTACAACCTGGAGAAGTGGCGCGCTTGCGAAGATACGACGCTGACGCTCGAGCAGTTCGAGGGGCAGTCGTGCAATCTCGGTTTCGACTTGGCGCGCAAGCTCGACATGAACAGTATGGCGCGGCTTTTCACCCGCGACATCGAGGGTAAGCGGCACTACTACAGCATTGCGCCAAAGTTCTGGGTTCCCGAGGACACGGTCCGCAACGACGACAACAAGCGGATGGCCGAGCGCTTTCAAGCGTGGGTGAACAAGGGCCTGCTCGAAGAAACCGAAGGTGCGGAGGTCGATTACCGCGAAATCCTGGCCTCCGCGGTCGAGGCAAACAAGGTGGCGCCGGTAGATGCCAGCGCGATCGACCCGCACGGCGCAACTGGCCTGTCTCACCAGCTCGACGACGAGGGGCTGAATCCCGTTGTCGTGACGCAGAACTACACCAACATGTCGGACCCGATGAAGGAGCTTGAGGCCGCGATCGAGTCCGGCCGGTTCCATCACGACGGCAATCCGATTATGACCTGGTGCGTATCGAACGTGATCGGCAAGTACCTGCCGGGGAATAACGACGTTGTCCGGCCCATCAAGCAGGGCGATGACAACAAGATCGACGGTGCAGTGGCGCTAATCATGGCGATCGGCCGCGCGATGCAGAACGACGGCGATACAAGGAGCATCTATGAAAGTGGCGAAGTTGGCATTTGATCTGGAGCACGCCGGCATCATCGCTGGCCTGCTCGGGTTCGCGCTGCTCGTGCTCGGCATCACCTGCATCTATTGGCCAGCCGGCCTTGTGACCGCTGGCGTGCTGCTGCTGGCATGGTCTGCGATGGCAGCACGCGCCGCAGCGTTCGAGAAATTCGAAGCTGCCCGACAAAACAAGGAATCCTGATGTTCTTTTCCCAGTTCTTTGCCGGAAATGGCAGCACGTCAATCGTGTCCGGCCAAGGTGGCTGGATCGGCCTGAGTGGCGGCAATGGCGGTCAGAGTGAGGCTGGCATCACCATCACGCCCGCGACCGCGCTTTCGCTGACGGCCGTGCAGCGCGCCAATTCCTTGCTGGCTGAGTCGATCGCCCAGTTGCCGTGCCTGGTCTACCAAAAGGTGGGCGATGGGCGCCGCATCGCGACGGAACACCCGGCCAACCGCGTCATCTCGATCAAGCCGAATGGCTGGATGACGCCGTTTCAGGTGACGGAGTACAAGCAGCACTCGATGGGTCTGCGCGGGAACTCCTACTCCCTGATGGACTTCGGAGGAGACGGCTTCCCGGCCTCGCAATATCCATTGCACCCAGATCGCGTGCAGGTGATGGTCAGCCCGGCAGACCGGATGCCGTACTACAACGTGCTGCTGGCGCCGGACGGCATCAGCGGCGTGTTCTCGGCGCGCCAAATACACCATGTGCGTTGGTTTGGTGACAACCCTTACGTTGGACTTTCTCCGATCGCGCTCCATAAGGAAGCTCTGGGCATCGTCGCAGCCAGCGAGCGGCACACGGCCAAGGTATTCGGCAATGGCACGCGGCTGTCCGGCGTGATTACCCGGCCGCATGAAGTCCCGGGCATCAAGGAGCAGGCCAGCATCGACAAGATCCTGGCTGACTGGAAGAAGAAATATGCCGGTGCCGCAAATGCCGGCGAGGTCGCGATGCTGCAGGAGGGGATGGACTTCAAGCCCCTCTCGATGAGCAACGAGGACGCTCAGCTGATCGCCGCGCGACAGTATGGCGTCAATGACATCGCTCGCATTTACGGAATCCCACCGCACATGCTCGGCGACCTGGCCCGCAGCACGAACAACAACATCGAGCAGCAGTCGCTCGAGTTCATCATGTTTTGCCTCATGGCGTGGATCAAGCGCCACGAAGAGGCAATGGACCGCGACTTCCTGTCCGAGCAGGATCGTGCGGATGGCTACTACGTCCGTTACGACCTATCTGGCCTGCTGCGTGGCGACACTGCGTCGCGGTATGCGGCCTATGCCCAGGGCCGCCAGTGGGGCTGGCTGAGTGTGAACGATATCCGGCGACTGGAAAACCTGCCGCCGATCCCTGGTGGCGACGTCTACCTGACCCCGACCAATATGGTCGACGGAAAATCGGGCTTGCCGATCGGGCCGCTGAACAAAAAGCCGACGGATCAGCAGGTCCAGGCAATCGCTGCAATTTTGGAGGTATGAGAATGACCCGGACCCGCCCGCTGACCAATGTGCTCGGCTTGATCTTCAACCGGCCCCAGCTCATGGCGCCGGAGCTGATGTTCGAAGCTACCACCTTTGCCCGGACTCACCTGGGGCTGGTGGTGGCCGATGGCCCGGCGGTGATCAATCTCGGCGCTGTGCGCATGGATGCTGGCGACGAGGGCGCCGCTGGCGGCGACGCGGCAGACAACGACAGCAGTGGCGTCGCGATGATCGGCGTATACGGCCCCCTCGTGCCGCGCGCTGGCAATGTCGAGATGTGCAAGCGCATGACCTCGTACGAGTCGCTTGCGGCGCAGATTGATGCTGCCGTCGCCGACCCTGAAATCACCCATATCGTGCTCGATATCGACTCGCCAGGCGGGGCCGCAACAGGCTGCTTCGAGCTGGCCGACAGGATCCGCGCGGCGAATGAGGTCAAGCCGGTATCGGCCATCGTGAACTTCCAGGCGTTCTCGGGCGGTTATCTGATCGCATCGGCCGCCGGCGAGATCATCGTGAGCCAATCCTCGGGGGTGGGCTCGGTCGGCGTGATTGCGCAGCACTTCGACGTGTCGAAGATGGACGAGGCGATGGGCGTCAAGGTGACGGCGGTCTACCGCGGCGCCAAAAAGAACGATCTGAGTCCGCACGAGCCTCTTTCCGACTCGTCGCTGGCCACGTTGAACGCCATGGTCGACAGTACCTACGACCAATTCACGTCCTACGTGTCGAAGTTCCGCGGCATCAGCCAGCAGGCAGTAAAGGACACCGAGGCAGGCCTGTATTTCGGACAGTCTGCCGTCGACTCGGGCCTAGCTGACCGGTTGGAGACGCCGCAGGACGCGATCAACCGCATTAGCGCAGCTGCTCAGGCATCGAAAACCGCCAATCTCAGCCCGGCATCCCCGTTCATGAGCGCCGCCAGCACGCAAAAGATGCGCCTGACGGCCTCGGCGATGGAAATCAGCAGCAAATTGTAGGCCGCGTTCGCGGAAACCACGCAGTTGGCCCGTTCGCGGGTCCCTTTAGACCACCTTCGGGTGGTTTTTTCATTTTTGGAGAAGAAATGCCGAATATCACCGACCTCCGCCGCGAACGCGCTCAAATCAGCACCCGCGTCCAGGCCATCGCAGCAATGGAGAACCAATCCGAAGCCGACATCGCCGAATTCGACGGCCTGAAGGTCAAATTCGATGGTCTGGGCGCTCAAATCGAGCGTGCTGAAGCTGCCGAGCGCATCGCTGCCGCGGCGGCCGTGCATGTCGAGGCCGCGACGCCTGTCGTTGCGAAGCCGGCCGCCACTGTCGCGGCAGAGCCGAAGGACGCCGAGGCCAACAAGCGTCACGACCTGGCTGTTTTCACCGGCATGATCAACGCCCTGAACATGGCGCAGGGAAATCCCCACGTCGCCATCCAGGTGGCAAAGGGCATGGGCTTTGCAGACGGCGTCAAAAACCAGATCGCATCCGGCTTCGAGGCCTCGCTGAACATGGCGATGAACACCGAATCGGCGGGCGCCGGCGGCGTCCTGATTCCGACCGTGCTGGCGAAGAACGTCATCGGC